TTATAAAGATAAAAAAATATTTTTAAAAGATTGCAAAAAAGAATTAAAGAAATTATATCCGGATATGGATGCAGCGTGGGAAGAAACTTTTTTCCAGCAACAAATAACTGTATCAGAAGAAGTTCCTAAGAATAATAATTTTCACTATTCTAGGGATGATGGTTTCATGGAAGATATTACAAATCTTGTTAAAGATTTCGGTATTTCTAAAAAAGATGCTTGGAATCCAGCTGATATATGGTTAGTAGAAAGTCCAGCCAAACAAATGAAGGCTCTTGCAAGTTGTGCTTCCATAGAAGAAATTAATGCAGGTCTAAGAGCTAGGTTCAAGAACAATACGATAGTTGGTATTTCACTTAAAAAGATGTCAGCAAAAACAGCTCAATGGGAATTGGTAAATGTTGAAAAAACTATGTTCTCCAAATTACCTAATTACCAACTAGGTAATGTTAGATGTAAATTAGATGTTGACTCCAAAGGTAATGTATCATCAACTGATTCGGTTGTTGAAGTAAAGAAGGGATCTGAGGTTGCTGGAACATTTCAAATAAGACAGAACAGCAAAGGGTTTAATAATCTAAAAGTTGAGGCTTCAATAAAAGGAGCAGGAGCTGCTAGAGCTGGTAAGGTTCCGTTAGATATGTTAGCCAATCTAATGACAGATTATAAAGTAACACTAAACAACAAACATCAAAATTTTCCAAAGAAGGCTGCAGATTTTAAGAAAGACTTATCTAAATATAAAAAGTATTTTAATAATATAAAAGGTGGTTGTGATACGAATATTAAAGCTAATGAGTTTGAAAATAATATTTTAGCTATGTATAAGAAAGCACCAGATATAGCTATGTCTAAACTTATGCAACTTGACTTTCTCAATCAAGTATTTTCTTTGGGTAAAAAGACAAACCCTTTTATTAAGAGTATGTATTTTCTAGCACAAAAGAAAGGGAATATATTTGGCCCTTTCGGTAAATTATATTAAGGAGACACAATGGCTAAAGCTAAAGGATTAGAAACAGTAAAGAAAGACCGTATTAAGAAAGTTACTTCTATTGGAGCTCATCCAACAAGAAGTACACCAAAGAATAAACATAAGAGAAGATGTTGGAAACGATATAGAGGACAAGGTAGACAGTAAACTTGAACCCACCCACATATCAATACTAACATAAAAAAAATAGCAATACAAGGAAAAAGGTTAAAAAAAATGATATTTACAAAAGGCCTTAGTACTAATAGTCGAAAGTGGTGCGATCTTGATTTAGACTTTATTAAACACCCTACTACTAACGATATTGTAAGAAAAAAAGATGTAGAGGCTGTTAAGAGATCCGTGAGAAATCTCATTCTTACTAATCGTTATGATCGCCCTTTTCAACCAGAGATAGATGGTGGAGTTACAAGATACTTATTTGAATTAGCCACACCATCAACTAAGGCTGATATTGAATATGCTATTAAAAATACCATAGCAAACTTTGAACCACGAGCAGAAGTAATTAGTGTTAATGTTGGTGGTAATATAGATAAAAATGAAATTCATGTAACACTTACCTTTAGAGTTGTTAATGTACCAGAACCCGTAACGATAGAATTATTTTTAGAGAGGCTTAGATAATGCCAAGTTCAAATAAGTTAAAAATTACAGAGTTAGAGTTTGATGAGATTAAGACAAATCTAATTAATTATTTAAAGGGTCAACAAGAATTTCAAGATTATGATTTTGAAGGTAGTGGTATGGCAGTATTGATGGACTTACTTGCTTACAATACACATTACATGGGTTACTATGCTAATATGCTTGGTAACGAAATGTTCTTGGATTCTTCTTCTCTAAGAGAGTCTGCTGTCTCACACGCCAAACATCTTAACGTACATAGCACATCTAAGAAAGCTGCAAAGGCTAAACTTAATATTACATTCACACCACTTGGCTCACCACTTGCTTTAACCATAGATAAAGATACACAGTTCACTACAAGTATTGATGGTGTATCTTATATTTTTACAACAAATACAACTACATCTGTTCCACGTTCTACAACAGGTACTTATGTTATTACTGGTCTGGAAATTGTAGAAGGTAGAATTTTAAATAAAGGTTATGTGGTTAATGCTTCTGATACTACACAGAGATTTATTATTCCTAATAAAGATGTTGATACTAGTACTCTTTCTGTAAGAGTTCAAAAATCTGCAAGTGATTCAGAAGTGTTTACATATACAGATGGTAATGCAGTAGATGTTACAACTATTAAAGGAACAGATAAAGTTTATTTTATTCAAGAAGTGGAAGATGAATTATATGAAATTACTTTTGGTGATGGAACAATTGGTAGTGCATTGTCAGATGGTAATGTAGTTTTTGTTGAGTATATTGTAACTAAAGGTTCTAATGCTAACTTTGCAGCTGCATTTACTGCTGTTGGTAATATTGCAAATCAACCATCTGAAAGATATATCTTAACAACGTCTGAGCCTGCAACAGGTGGTTCGGATATTCAGAGTATGGAGTCATTGAGATTCCAAGCACCTAAACTTTATCAAGCACAAAGAAGAGCGACAACAAAGTTTGATTATCAAGCCCTTCTATTGGAACAACGTCCTGATATAGAATCAGTCAAAGTTTATGGTGGAGAAGATGCAGACACCGTTCAATATGGTAGAGTATTTGTTGCAGTTAAAATATTTGGAAATAATTTCTTGAATGAGAATGCTAAAGAATCTATTAAAAGAGATATACTAAAAAGTGTGAATGTTGTAACAGTTGAGCCAGTAATTGTTGATCCTATTTTCTTTTATCTTATTTTTGATAGTACAGTTAATTATGATCCAATTAGAAACTTAACAGATGAAGATACCTTGAAAACAAATATTGATACTTCTATAAAAAGTTATGTTCAAACTAATCTGGAAAAGTTCGATCAGAAATTTCGATACTCACAATTAGTTCAGGATATTGATAATACAAACGATTCAATTAGAAATAATAAAACATTGATAAAGTATCAACAGAGAATGATACCAACAGCTCTAAATGTTCCAGAGAATTTTACAATGTATTTTACAAATAAATTGGAAAAGGGAAGTGTTGAGTCTAGTGCCTTTATAGCAACAGATGGTAATACATATTGTTTTGTTGATGATACTAAAGGAAATGTTATGGCTGCAAAATGTACTAATAATGTAATTACTGAACCTAGACAATTTTTAATACAAGCTGATGGTTCTACTAATCATGGAACAATAGATTACGATACTGGAAAAGTTGTTGTGAATAAGTTTACTCCGGTATCTGTAGTTGATGGAAATAGTTATGTAAAATTTACAGTAACACCAGAAATTAATAATAGTGATATAACACCAATAAGAGAACAAATTTTGACTTATGACTCAGCCGAGGCAACATCAATAACAATTAACATGGTAGCAGAAACATTAATCTAATATGTCAACAGTAACACCAAATCAACCAATACATCCTCCTTATGAGGATAAAGTAAGTCTTAAAGTAGAAAGTCAGTTACCTGATTTTGTAAAGAAAGACCATGAGACTTTTGTTTCCTTCATGGAGGCTTACTTTGAATATATGGAACAGCCTGGCAAGGCCCATGAGATTATTGGCAATCTTGATAACTATGCTAATATTGATAAAACTGTTACGAGTTTTTTAGCATATTTCAAGAAACAGTTTGGTGAAGATATACCAGAAGCAATCTTTGCTAATGTCAATAAACCATTTCTATTAAAACGTCTTAGAGATTTTTATAGAACAAAAGGTACCATTAGATCATTTGAATTTTTATTTCGATTATTATATAAAGAAGAAATAACAATTAGTTTACCTCGTGAAGATATTTTAAGAGTATCTGATGGTAAGTATGATACAAGTAAAGTATTAAGACTGATAGACCCAGATGGTACTATTGGTAAAATTGTCGGTAAATTAATTACTGGTCAAACGTCTGGTGCTACAGCAGTTGTTGAAAATTCAATAACAGAATTTATTGGAAGTTATCGTGTAAGTACACTTTATCTTTCTGGTGTCTTGGGTGTTTTTAATGCTGATGAAATAATATCAGATGGTACACATAGTTTTAAGGTTGGTTCTATCATTACAAATGTTACAGTAACAAATCCCGGAACATTATATAAGGCTGGAGAAATTATTAGATTGTCTGGTGGTGGTCTTGGGTCTGGTGGTCTGATTCGTATTAAAGATTTGAATACAGGTTCAATGAATGGATTTACAATTAATAATGGTGGTACTGGATATAAGACAGGTGATAAGCTTACTATTGATAATACAGGTAAATTAGAAATAGATGGTAGAACTGCAAGTCTATGTGTGCAAGAAGTTGATGCTAATGGAACGATATTAAGAATTTGGATGGAGAATAATGGTTCTGGTTACATTGGCCTTCCAACTATTTCTGGTGGTTCAGGAAATGGTGCAGATATAGTTTTTACTATTACTGGTACAGGTATTGGTGGTATAAAATCTTTTGAGGTTACTAATTCGGGATTTGCATATGCTCCAGCACCAACACTTGATTTAACTGGTTTAGGATCTGGTGACGCAACAGCTGTTGTTAATGTTGGTGGATACAATGAAAATCCAGAACCTAACTTTGCTTCTCAAGATGGTTGGTTAAGTTCGGATAAATATATTCAAGATAGTTTTTTCTATCAATTATTTTCTTATGAGATTGCATCTGGACATACGATTAATAAATGGAGAGATATTGTTAAGCGTGTTGTTCATCCAGCTGGTTTAGCATTATTTGGAAGATACCAATTAATATCAAACATCCCATTACATTTAACTCTTACAAATATTATCCCAGATACATTAGATAGATATACTATTATCTTCCATGATGAAACGGTTAAACCTCCAGTTATTTTTAGTTTGGATATAGAGACTTGTGATGACGCACAAGATATAAGAGAATATAGAGAAGCTGATGATTATGGTGGATTCGATTTAACTCATATATTAGAAGATTATAAACTTATTACAGAATCAGAAACTAGTGACCCAGCAAATGAAGATTATCAACCAGGTGCAGAAACATTATCAACCGCTGTTGGTGATACAGATAATTTTGGAACTATTACAGAACCAGCTTCTACGATAGCATCTGTTAATATTGGTTGTATTGCTGATGTAGATTTTCCATTTGATATAGGTATTTGTTCACCAACAAATTTTGGTTTGATTACTGATACTGATTTAACTAGTGGTGTTACTGATCTTGGTATGGAAGATTATGATTTAATTACAAAAGATTATTTTACCTTTAAACCAACCAAGTGTCAAATCTATGAACAAAATTTACATATTCAAGAATTACAAAAACTAGGTGGATTTTTTGATTATAGATTTACAGATATTGGAACAACACAACCAGATGCTGATTATGGTCAACCAGATCAAACGGCAACACAAGCTGCTGACGATTATGGTTTGGTGTTTCCTAATCCCAAGTCTTATACACAAAAACGATTAGGTCCGATAAAACGAACTTTTGATAATCAAAAATTCAATACACAGCCAGGACTTGGACAAGGAATAGATGATGGTAGTATTGACAAGATAGTAGTATTTGAACAAGGCTCAGGATATGCAGCTGTTCCAAATGTAACGATTTCGACACCTGCTAGTGGAGTACAAGCTACTGCTACTGCTGTTATGGGTACAGGAGCAGATACTGATAAAGTTGTTAGTATTAATATGACAAATGCTGGTTCTGGTTATACTGGTTTGCCAACAATTACGATAGATGCACCTGGTTCTGGTACGACAGCAACTGCAACAGCAGTTATCCAGAAACAAGCA